ACTAAGACACGTGATGTCGCTGTACCAGTCATTTCCCAGTGAATCGCCGAGATGTTCCACGGCGAGAAGGCGGTACATCCCATCCCCGTTTTTTGATGGGGCGCTATTGGCGGGGTTGTTGCGTTCGGTATCCTGTATTATCGCTGACGACACCAGCTCATCATCGAGCATCACACGACCTCCAATCTTTAAAAGGGGGTTTAAAAGGCATCTTGCCTTTATACCGTTCCCTGTTTGCTCGGGCGTGCCTATGAGGCCTGATTTCGAATTAAGCATTACCGCTTGTGACGGCAGAAGGCCGGAACGCTTAACAATTTGAAGGCGTCCGTCCTGGATGCTCCATGTAGCGTCTGTCGACTGCGTAGACTGTCTGAGATAGTCACGGGCCATGCCATACATGACCTTTCCACGTGGCAGCGATTGCCCGCCCATATTGTCCACAAATCCAGTTCCAATACCGTTTCCGCTCATAGACTTGGCGGATGCTTCCACCTGGTCTGATTGCTTGGCCCCCGATGCTAGGGTCGTACTGATGATGGCGTAGTTGTAGGCTTCGTCTCCGTCACCGGCGGAAATGTCAACGAATGAATCGACTCCATTATCACGGCCGTACTTCACCTGTTTTATATTTCCAGAAAAAATGACGCCATAATTAGATTCGTATCCAGCTTGTATGATGATTTTTGAGAATTCTGACCTGATTCGTCGTGATGTCGTCTCATTAAAATTGTATACCCGAACTTCGGCAGTATTTGGCGTTTGTGCGTCGGTTTTTTTGATGCTAAAAACGACCCTCAGAGACCCTACATCAAGTGTGTCGCCAGATCGTGTGGAAAGCAACAAATTAAATTTTCGGCCATACTGAAGCTGGCTAGGCATCGATACCGGTCACATAATAGAGATTGGCCGATGTGCCGAGATTCGTTTGGGTGGGTGCTGCTAAGTCGTCCCCATCAGTTGCCACGACTAGAGCCCCCGGAATGCCTAGATACCCATGTGCCGCCAGAAGATTGGTGCCTGTGACCATCGGAAGGCACGCTATGAGCATCGCATCCGTCTCGCCGTCAGCAATATCTAGTACCCACGCATTTGATTCCGTATTGAATTTTGTTGTCAGAGTGAACGGCCGTCCGCTCAGGTCTATGTTGAAGCGCTGTGGAATATCGGATAGCGGGATGGTAAATACCTCTGCCATGCCTATCCCCTCACAAGTGCCAACAATGCACTGCGTTTTCTGGTAGCTGATGCTGCCTGAACTGACTTTGTGCCGGTATTTTGAATTTTTCCGGTCTTGGCAGGGTTTGCCTGCTTTGCCCGCTCCGGAACTGACGTGACCTCTAGGGACGTAATAATGATCTCCTGTAACTCAAGGTTGATTTTTAACGCATTCTCCGTTGTGGCATCGGTCGTCTGGCTAATGGCTCGGATTAGCATGTTTTTGTAAATACGCTTCCCCGTCACGACGTCGATTGGCTCACGGGCACGTTGAAGCTCGATGAGCTTCGAATATGTTTCATTGAGGGGGGCGGTCGATGCATCCCACATGACCGATAACGCCAATGTAGACGGCTTGACGAAGGAGTGATCCGAGATTGTCGCCCCCTGCTGAACCGGGTGTTGTGTGATTTCGATTTCGTCACGTCCGCTTTCCTCGATTGTCACCGTTGCGTTGAATGACCCAATTGAACGGGTCGGAATAAATGTCGCCAGCTCGTAGTCGAATATGGTCATCGTGCTACTACCCTCATATTGCGGGCCATATCTGCGTTCACTCTTGTTTGTTGACCGGCTACAGCTCTGGCCGTTGATGAAGGGTCGGCATTTCCATTCACGACAATCTGTGTCCGCTGATTGACACTCTGGGCCCTGGCCGTCATGGTTGCCTGCGCCTGTGGGGATGGCGTCAATAATGATGGCCTCATGCCGCCAACGCCAATAACACTGGCAATTTTACCAGCTACGTTTGATATTTTTTCGAATCCACCACCCAAAAAACCAAAAAACGATGAAAACCAACGTTTTACCGTGTCCCAGTTTTTCACCAACATAATCCCGGCCCCTATCAATGCACTGATGGCCAGTATGGTAGCACCGATTGGATTCAGTGATATTGCCATATTGAACAGCAGGACTGCCGTTCTGACGGTTGCCAGTACCCCATTAAGCACGCCAGTAGCGACGGCCCACGCATTCGTTGCAATGGCAACGCCTGTCACCCATGCTTTAGTGGCCACCACACCGGCTAAGAATAGTGCCATGGCTGACGTAACCACCTTCATCACCACCCCAAACCTATTACCCCAATCAATTAAGGAATCACCACCCTCACGGAAAGTCAAAAAATCATCGATTAATAATGCCACCACCGTTGCCAATGATATCAATTGACCCAATGGGGTCCTTAGAAATGCGAGATTAAGATAGCGCCAAGCAACAGCAGCGGCAATGATATATCCCGCCAATCCATTCGTGGCAGAATTGAGCCGAACTATCCATGATATAATCGTTCCGACGGCTGAAGCGATACGTGAGGCGATGCTCACGAAAGCTTCGGCAATACGAAGGATCGCGCCAATAACGGGCACAATCTTCGATATGATCATGGGCATCACATCCATTGTCATGCGTCGCAATCTGATCATCGATTGCCGTGTACCTTCCATCGTATTGCGGATACGTGGCATCATCTTTACGGCGATGACATCCATTGCCTTTGCAAATAGAATTCTCCACTTTTGCGTCTCCTGCTGAAGCACACGAAATGCTATTGTAAAAGCCTTGCTTTCTTTGACAGCTTTTTCGAAATCAAGGCCAACGGACTGATCGATGGCGTTGAGGTCCGCATTGATGGTGTCAAGATCAGCCATGAATAGCTTGACGAACGACGCATCAATGCCGAGTCGCTCCATCACTCGCAGCTGCTTGCCACGTTCCATGGTTTTAAATAGTTCAGCTAGCTCACCCATCACCTGAGTTGTTGGTTTAATTTTGCCAGTAGCGTCAACGACCGAAATGCCAAGATTCTCGAATACCAGCTTTGTCCGCCCGATTCCCATGGATGTGTCCACTATTGCTCGATCTAGAGCCCGAAGGGAATCAATTGCCGTGTCATTCTTAATACCGAGAACCTGAGCAGAATCAATAAATTGATCCATTGACTCTGCTGTCGATCGGAATTGCACCCCAAGACGCTCTAGCTGGTAGTATTCACTGGCTACACTATTGATTCCGGCGAATACAGCAGCGGCCGCCGCCGTCGTGGCTGCCCCCATAGCAGTCACCGCAACGGTCGCCTTTGAAATTCCCGTAACGAACCGTGCCATACCGGCTTCATCAATCTTAAAGCCAAGACCAACAAGGAACTCTTTTATGACCTCAGTCTTCACGTTGTGCCTCCTGATACCTGGTCTCATTCTCATCCTGAACGTCTAGGGCATCGTTCATCATTTTTAAGTCACCGAGCGTCAAGGTGCAATCCTTCAGTGATTCGAATCGACACATCCCCCGCATGACTGGACGCATAACCCAGTCCTCCCCGTCGGGCATTGCTACCCATTGGATGGGTCGCTTTTTGTTTGGGGTTCGCTGTTCAAACCCGAGGGGAGCCCGGCTAAAAAATCTGAGAAGTTCGTTTTAAATGCGTGAAACGCCAACTGTAGCATGGTGGGCATGCTCATGTAGCTGTCCATGAGAACTGAGCCGTCAGAAACAACCGACCACCCAAGGCCGTTAACATCCTTCTTTTTGACCGCCTTTAATAAGCCAAAAATAACATAGTTTGAGTCTTCGTCACTCAACGAGCTGATCGCATTCGCTAATGGCTCCAGTACGCTCATTGAATCTTCCCCGCCCGATTTAATGAGCGGTGCAACTTTCCCCATAATGGGGGCAAGCCTTCGCACAATGTGGAATTGTGTTAGGGCGTCGATCCGGTCCGCCCTATATGTCTGCCCGTTTAATTCGAATTCCATATTAAGCCTCAGGCGTTCCTACACCTAGCATGTACGTGGTTTTAATGGAGTCGAATGTCCATTCCTGCATCCCGCCTTCTTTGGCATAGGTGATTGATGGCAATTTTTTAAACGCAACGCCCGTGCATGTGATGACATCGCCACGCACGCTGTCACGTATGACCACAGTATTTGACCCATGACCTAATGACCCCGGTGAAGTCTGGCGATTAAACATGACCTGCAGTTGTGCGTTAACTGGTGATGTCTTAAGCAAGCGTACAGTTATCGTGCCAGCACGACTTGCCACCATTGAGTGCATGCCCTCGCCATCCGCGCCAATCGTCATCACGTTTTTATCTTCCATCGCATCGATTGTAATCCCCTCTTCTGCGACGCCTGCCCCGGAGGCAAGGTTAATTGATCCCCCAACCCCGGTTAAGCTCGCTGACACATTCAAGAATGAGTATGTTGCCATTGATATCTCCTTATCGATTCACGGTGATTAAGCCGTCCACTTCATGAATGGCACCGGCTAGCTTGACCGCCACCTGAATAGGCGGTGCAATACGCTGTTCTCGCACGCTTTGTGCCTGTGTCGCCATTGGCGGGCTATACAAATAAAAGCCCTCTGGCAGATAGTCACCATTTGTTAGTTGCCCGAAGCCTTGTGTATTCCATTGACCGGGGGCCACCAAACCATTATCAACCGCTTCCTTCATTACGCTCGATACGGCGGTCATAACCTGAGTTTGGCCGGCATCGGTTTGTGGGATTTTGGTCGGTGACTGGTATAGTAGATTGTACACGCTGTTTTGGGCGGCGTCCGCAAGCCAATCAAGTCCCTGCCTCTCGTCGGCATATGCTGACCCTGACATTACACCATATTGAATGATGGTCGTGTCGTTGTTGTACTGAACGAAGACGTTGCATCGCTTATCTTTAAGCGTCTGTGCTTCGGTCTCTGTTAGTACTTCAGGCACCACGCCGGGCTCCTGCTTGTACATTAGCGTGATTACAGATTTGTTGGCCGAAAAATTCACAGAAAATAATCGGCCCAAAAACGAAATGCCTGCATACTTATTTTGCGAGTATTGCACCGTGGTCCGATCGTATAGAAGAGCCTTCATCCGGCTGGCTAGGTCGGTCGTGTATGTTGCATCTTTGACGTTTGGATTTGTCTCGGTGACGGAAATAATACGGCTCACCGATGCCGACTGAATGAATTCCGCTACCGCAATATACTGATCATCTGTCGGCATGGTGGCTGCCGCAAATGCTACCCCGTACCATTGACCGCTTGCGTTTGCCAGTACCGTAACGGCCGCTAATGGCGATTCTGCGGCATATCCGGCGATGGGTGCCGATGCCGTTCCGGATGTCAGCTTTAGTTGTGCGGAAATATCCGTGCCCGACGTGTGTGCCGTGGCGTAGCTCACTGAAGATGATGTGCCAGTCGTCGTTGAGGTAACCACGAAGCGTGACCCGCTCCACGCAATGGTGGCACCGGTCAAAACCGAATTGATGGCGGTTGCAACACCGTTTAAATTCGTCACGGATGAAAAGTTTAGCCCGGTCAAAGTTTTAACGGTGCCATCGACTGTAATTTTAAACGATCCAGCGGTGACGGCCGTCCAAAGGCTGATATCCTGCTCGGCGGTACTCAATGCACCACCATTTATCATGCCAGCGGTTGCGGTGCGAATCCATCGACCAACCATAAGCTGTTGAGGGCGAGGCGACTGCCCGAAATATAATTGTGCGCCTAAATATTCTGGGGCCGACGTGCCAAAGTCTGTCGCCACAGATTCCAAGTCAGTGTATGATCGTAGTCGCTCACTACCATTGATCACATTAGAGTCACCAACAATCAGCAGCGTTCCAAATCCTCTGCGTGGTGTAGCTGTAGGTGATAGCGTCGTGCTTACCCTTACCAGCCGATTGACATTTAGTCCTTGTGCCATTTTATTCTCCTTAAAATTCTTCCTGAATACTAACCGCCCCGCTACCATTCGCTGTAATGGTGCCATGGGCACCGGTAAAACTCAATATTGGGTATGA